CCATGGACATATCAAAACATTATCTTCGTTAAGGAAAACGCCGAACTAAAAATTGCCGAAGGCTGTATCGGATTCGTCTATGAAATTACAGATGTCTCAAACGGTAAAAAGTACATTGGTAAAAAGCTGCTAATCACCAAAAGAAAACGTCCTCCGCTTAAAGGTCAAAAGAGAAAACGTATTGACATTATTCAAAGCGATTGGGAAAAGTATTGCGGTAGTAGCGAAACAGTTAAGCTACTGGTTAAGGATCGACCTGATGATTTCCGTCGTGAAATACTTGAGTTCTGTAAAGCAAAGGGTGAACTATCGTACATTGAAGCAAAGTGGCAATTTGCAAAAGAAGTGCTGCTAAGGGATGATTTCTATAACGAGTTTATCGGCTGTCGAATTAATGCCAGTCATTTGAAAAATCTTTGGAAAAAGTAATTTACATTGCGTCCAATTTTGGTTATAATTTAAATCTAAAGAAACAATATTATGTCTATTTTAGTTGACTACAGCGGAATCGCAATTGCGAGTATCTTTTCTCAGGTTAAGAACGACAAGATCGAAGAATCATTCATTCGCCACCTGATCCTAAATACTCTAAGAATGTATAATGTAAAGTACCGAGCCAAGTATGGTCAGATGGTATTGGCATGTGATGGGGGTTCCTGGCGGAAGACATACTACTCTTACTACAAAGCTTCGCGCCGCAAAGGTCGAGAAGAGTCGACCCTTGATTGGACTGAGATCTTTCGTATCCTCAATAAGGTTAAAGACGAGATTTCTACACATCTTCCTTATAAAGTCATTCAGACTGATGGCGCAGAGGCGGACGATATCATTGGCACTCTTGTTGCCAATACTCAAGAGTTTGGTCAGTATGAGCCAGTTATGATTATTAGCGCTGACAAGGACTTCATTCAGCTGCAGCGTTATGACAATGTTCAACAGTTCAGCCCTATGACTAAGAAGTTGCTAACTGATAAGAATCCGCATCGTTACCTCTTTGAGCATATCATAAAAGGAGACGGTGGTGACGGCATCCCAAACATTCTTTCAGCTGACGAAGTATTTGTTACTGAAGGCATGCGTCAGACTCCAGTTCGTTCGACTAAAATCGAGGATTGGTATGCTGCATATAAGAATGGTACTATTGAATCTGTTCTTGGCGAAAATACATATCGTAACTATGTTCGCAACCGCACTCTAATTGATCTTGAATGTACTCCATCGGATTTACGCGATGTTATCATTAATACATACAATGAGGCGCCTGTTGTTGGTAACTCAAAGGTGCTTAACTATCTGATTAGCAACCGATGCAATATGCTTATAGCCTGCGCTGAAGAATTTTTCATCAAATAAGCCATGCATAAATTAAATCGTAAACTACCACATGAGGTATTTGACCTCGTTCAACAAGCGACAAATGTCAATGAACGTGTTCGCATTCTTCAGGAAAACAATACATTCGAAATTCAGACAATTTTACAAGGAGGATTTCATCCCGGTGTTATTTTCGATCTCCCAGAGGGAGCACCTCCATACACACCTGATACTGCGGTGCCTGGACTTCAACCAACCCCGCTACACAAGCAGATTGGTTTCTTAGTCAACTGTGTAAAAGGTAAAGGAAGGTTTGACGAGAAAGATCGTTACACACGAATGCGCCGCGAGGCCCAGTTCATCAAGATCCTTGAAATTGCATACTCTAAGGATGCTGAAATTCTAATCGCCATGAAAGATAAAAAGCTTCATAAGCTGTATCCTTCATTGACGGCGTCGGTTGTTCGTAAGGCATTTCCAAATATTCTACCGAGCAAATGACATACACTTACCGTTGCAGCGCATGTAATACACAATGGGAAGATCGGCATCCTATGTCGGAACGTGATGCCCCAACAACAAAGAAATGCCCTCATTGTGAATCTGAAAATACTGTAAAACGCATCATCGACTTTGCACCTCGTGTAAGCTATGATGGAGCGAAGACCGTATTACAGCGAGCTGGGTCTGGTTGGAATGACGTGCTAAATAAGATCAAGAAGAGTAGCGGCCGACATACAAATATAGAAACCCGGTAAGACTATGGGTAAGAGTAAAAATAATCGCGATAAGGATAAACGTTCTTACTATAAAGATTATGCATATGATTGTCATAATCACAAACCTCGCAAAAAACGCAACCCTGACAATCATAACTCTCCATCGCGTAAGTTTGATCGGACTAAAAGCGTATAATTAAAATATGGGACAAATTACAATACCGTGTAGGTCTGGGGAAGTATCTGATGGTTATCACACCTTTGATGAACTTTACGATCATCGCAGCGCTCTATACATGGCTTTTCTAAAAGGCCGTCCGCAACACTCATGGATGAGCAAAAGACACTGCGATGATGCCTTATGGGATGGCTGGTTTATTGCTGGCACAACCCTTCCATCGGGTGACATTACATATCATCTTAACGTTAAGTTTTGGGACTCCTTAAAGAAGGCTGGTTTATCTGTTTTAGACAGAGCTCCAAAGTGGGATCGTCATACAAGTAAGGATGTCTATAATCGAATCATTGAATACGTTGAAAAATAATGTCGTTTCTTAATCATAATATACCAGTCATCAGATGTATGATTAGAAACGAATTTCTATTCAATCATACAAAAGGACATAAATTATTTACAAACTGCGATGTTCATACTGTGACGTCGATGGAAGGCAAGTCACCTCTGTTTGAATCGTTTTTAGAAAATGGTGTAAATTGGACAAGGCGTCCATTGCATGCTTTTGCTTGGAAGGAAGATGCGCCGGTTCGTAAATTAACAGACCATGTTTATTGGGATTGCTTTTCTAGTTATGTAGACGTTTCTATTAGACATCGCTTACAAGGTCTTAGAGCACAATTGGTTTTACCTTCAAATGAAAAGCTTGAGGGACAATACCTATTTACTATAGATTGGTCTTTTGAAAATAAAGGCATTTGTGATTATGGATTTTCTGAAGTATCAGAACATAAATGCGCACATGTATTTAAGATGGACGAAGGAAACTTTTTTGCATATCCAAACAATCGTATAATTTGGTATGATAAGGCATGGACCTATAATAGAATTCAGTCTAACCCTGGGTACATTATTGATTCTGAAATTTACAGTGTTGAAGGATCTGCTAAATTGGAATCTACACACGAATATATGACTAATTTTAATGAAGTTAAATAAAGATCGTAAATTCTTTGTTCATGATCCTATTGATCTTGGGTATGATAACCTAAAGGACAACACCAGTTCTTCAGGCCGAACATACATTACTCCTGAAGGCAAGAAGTATCCAAGCATCACGACCGTACTTGGTGTACGCTCTAAGGAAGCTATTATGGAATGGCGTAGACGAGTTGGTGAAGAAGAAGCAAATCGCGTATCACGTCATGCAGCTGCTCGTGGAACTGCATTGCATACGGTTGCTGAAAACTACATCAACAATGACGTTGAGTATTTTCCGTCTAACACGATGCCACATGTTCGTGCATTGTTCAAAAGCGTAAAGCCAATCATCGACACTTACGTCGGTACGGTGGTTCTTCAGGAAAAGCCACTCTATTCTGACCATCTTGGTATTGCTGGTCGTGTTGACCTTGTTGCCGAATTTAACGGCAAGCTATCAATTGTTGACTTTAAAACGTCTAAGCGCCGCAAAAAACGTGAAGACATTACGAATTACTTTGCACAAGCTACCGCTTATTCAATTATGTTTGAGGAACGCACTGGAATTCCAGTCCCTCAGTTAGTTATAATTATGGCTGTCGACGATGATCCAAAACCTATTGTGTTTGTTGAAAAACGTAATTCGTGGGTAGAAGAACTCCAAGGCGCGATTCTCGAGTACAACAAATCAATCCTATTTGGACATGCATAACCAAACACTATTACGTAACGGCAAAGGTCTATTAGACCTTATTAAAGGATCATCACAGTCAGAATCATTTAGCGCAGACTATGGCTGCATTAAGGATTATTACTTATCAGATGAAATTGGAAGTCCAGATGATTATACACAAATGATACAGGATATTCGTTCATCGCGTCAAACCGATGTAGTTAAGCTTCATATCAATTGTCCAGGTGGTAACCTATTTACGACCATTCAGATTCTTCAAGCAATGGCCGAAAGTGA